AGCTACTGAAACTGAGCTTGACTCCTCGTACTATCAGGAGAAGAAATTCTTGCCTCACGACTTTTTGGACAGAGACCACTGCATTGGCAACTTCATGGACAATATGCGAATCTACTCAGCATGGGCATCTACGAAAGCGATGACTTAGATCGTTCGTGGCTTCTGTGTTCCTCTAGATATGGACTGCTAAGCCGCAGTTCAAACTGGTCACACAGTCATTTGCTCCAAGACTGGATAACAGATCCGTGATTTCGAGTGGTCCCACAAGTCCATAGTCAATGGATGGCATGCTTTTGCTCACAGGTAATTTGCTCCTATGACCTAACCTCAAGGTCGGCACATTCTCCAGTTCGACGCATTCATGACCGAATATCAAGGCCTGTTCGAGAAAATAGCGGATGATGTTGTTGTTGAACCTCTTTCTTCCTACTCGAAAACCTTCGACTCACCAGCAAAGAGTCAAAGCTATTACACGAAGATCATTACAGCTTTGCATTCAGGTAATTTCTCACGTGGAGGTTTTACAACAATGGTCAAAAGTGGTGAAAAGTACACGAGCACCTTTCTTACCCCTGAATTTGAGCATTCATCAAGACCTAGGAACATTTGCGTTCCGAAATCTTTTGGATATGCTCTTCATGGGGCCGTCTAACAGCCTATCTTCGCCTCTCTCAAGAAATTCATTCCTGCGTTTGTTCACGGGATGAACACCTCAGAGATAGCCGATTTGATTAACAAAGATCTCCCTTACGATCCTGTGGCAGTTTGTATAGATGGTAGTGCTTTTGATTCAACTCAATTCCCCCAACTCCAGGCCTCTGTCGATGGGAAGTTTTGGTTGGCTATGTACAGTTACTTGAAGCGTGTTTTTGAACACCCCGACAACTCTTGTGACATCCCAAGACCCGCTTACAGGCTGCTTACCGAGATTAACAACCTCGAGAAACATCTCTTCGTTCAGGCCCCTGGAGCTCAAGGCGTATAGTGGAGTGAGGATTAAAGGAAATCCTTCTCTGAGACCGATCTTCGGCAACGGCGCAATTACATTCCTTTCACAGTCAATGGAACCACCTTTTCCGGTGACCCGACTACAACCACGCTAGGTAATACTCTCCGATCTCTTTTTTACATGGGATATTACCTTCGAACTCTCTTCCCGGACTTCCTTGAGAACCCCAACTGCAAGTTCCTTGTAGCTGGAGACGACGTCGTGTTGATTACACCCCGATCTTTTTCGGAACGTGCTCGCGACCTCATTCTCAGGCACACGTCTCGTGGACCTCAGTAAGATTCCTCCCTTGGATAAATCGTCAAAGATGTCACCATAACTGAACTAGAAGGCATCAGCTTCTGTTCTAAGTGGGCCCATCGAACCGATACTGGCATCAAGCTCACCCGCGATGTCGAGAAAGTCTTGTGTCAAAAGCAATTCTATTCCAAGAAGAATGCGGCAATCTTGAGAGACCCCCAAATCCATAGGCGCGCTATATACGAAGGATTCAGATCCGAATAGTGTAGCACCTTGGTTGAAGATATCCTCTTCATGAACTGTCCCGATAAAGAGCTCACTCCTCAGTAGCTCAACATCAGTAAGAACCACATGGGCTCATATGTTGACCTCTCTCCTGAGAGCTATGCATGTGAGGCTTCAGTCAACATCCGATTGAGACTTGGATTAGTATGCCTGATATCCATTATTGAAATGAATACCCTAATTAATGGTGGAGATGAACCGTAATAGTTTATTTTCACTGAGGATTCTCGCATCCTCACACTACTGAACTAGATAGCTTACCTTTTGCAGGCTTAGGTCCTCCTCCTGTGGCAGTATGTGTAAACATTAATTATGGAAAAAGCTCCCAGAAGAAGAGCCAAGTTTGTAGCAGAAGAAGAAAAGGTCGCTAAGCAGCTG